CCTGTATGGGAATTAACATCTTTTAGAATTAAAAAATATTCACCATTTCTAAATATTGATGTGTCTAAATTTAGAGACATGTTAAAATTAATAGTGGTAAATCGATGAGTTTTTTTGATTCAGATATTGTAAGAAATGAAATGTTGGAAATAAACTCTTTGCAACAAAGGGTTTATGATAATGTATTTGAGTATCCCTTAATGTCTAAGGATAAAAAGTTAGAGCATATTGAGGTTCTTCAAGAACTATTGGAAAAACAAAAGTTGCTCTATGTCAGATTAAGTTTATCTGATGACCCAGAAGCAAAAGAACTTAAAAGTAGAATTGAAGAATCTGTTATAATGATGGGTATGTCAAATGAGTCTAATGTGAATGTAGTTTTTGACAACCTGACTCGCATGGTTGAGTCAATGAAAAAGGAACTAGACCGGGCTTGACATCCCTTCTTGCTTCCTGTAAGATAAAGAAGTCCCAAAGGCCAAATCAAATTTAAAAGAGGTAATCTAATGTCTTTCGCAAATCTTAAAAAGCAATCTTCTCTCGGTTCTCTCACTGCAAAGTTGGTTAAAGAAGTAGAGAAAGCAAACACCAACAGCAGTTCTGATGATCGTTTCTGGAAACCGGAGATGGATAAGACCGGAAATGGGTTTGCAATTGTTCGTTTCCTCCCAGCAGTAGAAGGAGAAGAACTTCCTTGGACGAAAATGTATTCTCATGCTTTCCAAGGTCCTGGTGGTTGGTACATTGAAAACTCTCTGACTACCATTGGTCAGAAAGATCCTGTTTCTGAGCACAACCGTGAACTCTGGAACAGTGGTAATGATAAGGACAAAGAGACTGTCCGTAAGCAAAAGCGTAAACTGTCATATTATTCTAACATCTATGTCGTAAAGGATCCTGCAAATCCTCAAAACGAAGGTCGTGTATTCCTGTTTAAGTATGGTAAGAAAATCTTTGATAAGATCATGGAGGCAATGCAACCTGAGTTTGAAGACGAAACTCCTATCAATCCTTTCGACTTCTGGCAAGGTGCTAACTTCAAGATCAAAATTGTCAAGAAGGATGGTTACTGGAACTACGACAAATCAGAGTTCGACCGAATTGCACCACTCCTGGATGATGACGATGCTCTGGAAGCCCTCTGGAAGAAGCAATATTCTCTAGATGCTATCTCTGCATCAGACCAGTTCAAGTCTTATGAAGATCTTGAGAAGCGTCTGAAGTATGTTCTGGGTCAAAAACCTGCTGCCCGTCCACAACTGGATGAGGAAGTTGATGATGAGGACAGCGATCGTGGTTCTTATACTCCAAATTTTAGTTCCCGTCGTCAAGAAACTGAACTGCCTGATGACATCAGCAATCAACTCAACAATCTTTCCTCAAGTTCTAATGAAGATGAAGATGATGCAATTTCTTATTTCCAGAAACTTGTTGATGACTGATCACTGATAAAGGCGAATATTATCGCCTCTCTTTAAGGTTCGGGACACAAATTGTTCCGAACCTTTTTTGTATGTCATAATATTTTCTATATCATTAAACACTACATTTAAGTATCTAGATTTAAGAACAAATATATTTCTCTTTTCATCTTCGAGTTTAGTTTCATAATCGTAATTTGTTATTTCTGTAAGTATTTCAGTTTTATTTTTTGATTCGATTGTAGAAGTTCCAGAATCAAAATACTCATACTTGTAATTACTTGCAGGAAGACTCTCATCAATTACTCCAAAAAGATTAAGAAACCCACCACCTTCTTGCCAGGTGTTAGATATTCTTATTCCTGATGGAAGTATAATTCTTCCAAGACTGTCTCTTATTTCTTTTGTTTCATAATGATGAACTCCATTATAAAAATTATCATAGGTTTTATATTTTTCCAACATAACTTCTTCAAATATTTTTTGAGGAAGAGGCCATTCTGATTGGATGTTTATAATATTATTTGAAAGTAAAACTACCCAATCTAAACTTTCATCCTCATAAAATTTAAAGGCAACATTATCAGGTCTTTCATCTCCAATTATGCTATACTTGGTAAAGAATAAAAGATTGTCTGCAATATCAGGTCTCAATGCACCTTTTCTAAAAAGATTTTTTACTTGAGTGTATTCAGATATTCTTTTATTATCAGTTCCTCTAGTTACATAATCAAAGTTTGGTACTTGTCTGAAGTAAGGAGTTGCCATTTTAGAATCCCATGTCCGCTAGATTGTCGTCGTAATCTTCTCTATAGATTGGTTCAAGTTCACTAAAACTCATAGAGATATTATATGATGTCATAGAACCATCATCATTATATGTCATATAACTCCCATCAGGGGTGTAGTCAACATTAAAACTTGTCAGTGCGCAAGGTTTTATTTTATTTAAGAAAGGGTGTTGTCCACCAGTTTTGCCATAAATGTATTTCAGTTTGAATACACTTGGAGTTTTTAAAAACAAACCACTAGTGCTTTTTGAAACTGCCATCGTTTTCTTAAAGAATAGAATAATCTTTTTGATTACTTCTGATTCTTTGGAATCTCTTGGAGTTAATTGGTAACTATAACTAAATGTTCTTAGGTTAGGTCCAGTGAAAAGTAATTCTAGGTTTGGATTTATAACTATACCACCAAGTCTTGATGTAAGGTTTTGTGCTCCAACGGCTTGTCCTGCAAAATAATTTTTTATAAAAGTAGAAAGTTCATCATCATTTACTATATTTTCTGCAATGTTAACACCGTCTTTTACAAGATCTGTAAATGCTTGACCAAATTTAAAGTCTGCTAAATTTGTTATAGCACCTCTAGCAGCTAAAGCAAGAGAACCTTGAATTGGATTTAGACTATCGTTTCCCCAACCAACAGAATTTGAATCACTTATTCCTGGATACATTGGTAAAGAAACTGTTCCCCCATTCTTGGTTATTCTTTTATCGGCGCTTTTTGGTAAAAGACTACTTACCTGCTGCACACTAGGAGGTTCATATTGAAATTCTGTGATCTTTAAAAAGTCATATTCACCTGTATTACTCAAAGGATATCTAAGACTTTGGTCAGAACTTGTTGCTAATTGTGTTCTGGTATTATTTGTGTCAACAGTATTCTGCGAGTCTCCTACATCGCCAGGACCACCTCCAGCAGCAGGGTCCGTGGCAAAGGCATCACTTGCCACAATACCAGAAGAGTATGATAAATTGGCAAAATCTCTTGCAGTTTGAGGGGGAAGAGAGTTTATTATATTGCTAGTTGCGAGTTTAAATTTTTCGGAGTTTTGTGATAAGTAAGAATCAACAGGTTGTCCAGTTGCAACATTAGGAATATTGCTTTTTGAATATTCGCTGTTTGCTCCCCAAGCATTATTTTCTGGCAACCACTGTGCAACCTTCTCTCCAGACTCATCAAGAACTGATGGTGGAGTGGATGGACTTGTATCATCAACTTCAACATTGGCACGAACTTTTACGTTCCTTTTATTATTTGTTATTGAATCAAATGTATAAGAGTCAGTTAATAGTGGGCGCCTTATTATTGCCATTAGACATTTTCTAATTATTTATTAGCGAATTCCTAATTCATCTTCTGTAATAATTTTAAATTCAAGAAGTCTATCGTCACACCATTCCTTTGCTGCTTTCCACTTCGCTTGATTTACAGCATAAGTTTTGGTTTCATGAATAAAAGATTTTGTTACTCTGGATTTTTTTATTGGAGGAACAGTTTGTTTTTTTGGTTTGACTTCTATCACATAAGTCTTAACTTTTCCAGATTGTTCTTTAAGTTTAATTATAAAGTCTGGAAAGTATCTATGAACTCTATTGTCAACAGGAGATACGTAAGGAATAAAAAATTCTTCTGATCCCCAAGATATTATACTTTCATTTAAATCGCACCACCTGCAAAATTTTCTTTCCCAAGTGCTTCTACAAATTATATTGTTGTAGTCGCCTTTATATTTTTGGGGATTTGATGGTTTATACTTTGACTTTAAACTTTCTGCCATATCTGGGCTACATAATATATAAGGTCAAATTATTTATAAATGGGAGCACCAGGAAACCCTACATATTATTCTGTAAGTGATCTCAAAACAAGAATACTTAACATAGCACAAACTTCAATATATCATGTGAAGTTTGCAGTTCCTCCTGCTGTGTCTTCTTTTATTGCATCAAATGGAAGAGGAGTCACACCAGAAAATATTTCTAACATTGAATTACTTTGTTCTGAAGCATCTTTACCAGGAACAACTTTAGCAACTCATGATGTTACATCTGATTATCATGGTGTAACAGAGAAGATGGCTTATCGTAGAATCTATGATGAGACTATTGATTTAACTTTTTATGTTGATAGGAATTATAATGTTATAGAATTTTTTGATGGATGGATAGATTATATCACTGGTCTTGGAGAAACATTTTCTAGAAATGACTACAAGAGTCCTTATGTTCATTATAGAATGAACTACCCTGAAAAATATAAGAGTGATATGTATGTTGTAAAGTATGAAAAAGATATTGGCAATGCCTTAAACTATACCTTTGTAAAGGCATTTCCAGTTTCTGTAACTTCTACTCCAGTCACTTACCAGGCAAGTGAATTGCTGCAATACAACGTTTCGTTTTCTTATATTAGATATGTAAGAGAAAGAAACAAAATAATACCACCATCTACATTAGAAAATCCAAGAGCACCTGGAGTTGTTGAGTTTAATAAATTTAACTTTGATTACAGTCCAGAATTTTTTGATGCACAGTTCTCTGTAAATAGAGATCAGAGATTTAGAGGTCCTAATGATTTCTTAAATCTTGGAAATCCTGCACTAGATCAATTTGGAATCAGAGATCAATTAGGACGACCACCATCTGGAGCACCTGGACCTACTGTAGTAGCATAATAAATATCATTACTGAACCACTTATAGGACATTATGCCTTTACCAACAATAGCGACTCCAACTTATGAACTTGAGTTGCCATCGACTGGAAAAACAATTAAGTATAGACCATTTCTAGTTAAAGAAGAAAAACTTCTTGTTCTTGCATTAGAATCAGAAAGCAATAAAGAAATCTCTAATGTTATTAAAGCAGTTCTAAAAAGCTGTATTCAGACAAGAGGTGTTAAGGTAGAGTCTCTTCCAACTTTTGACATTGAGTATTTGTTTTTAAACATTCGTGGTAAGTCTGTTGGAGAGGAAATTGAGGTTAGTATCATTGCTCCCGATGATGGTCAAACTAGTATTCCTGTAAAGATTGCAATTGATGATATTAAAGTCGCCAAAGATAAAGATCATACTAATAAGATTAAACTTGATGATAGTTTGATTATGGAAATGAAGTATCCTTCTTTGGATGAGTTTATCAAAAATAATTTTGATGTAAATTCTGATATGGATATTGATAAGTCTTTTGAATTGATTGCTTCTTGTATTGATAAGATTTATAACGCAGAAGAAGTTTGGTCTTCCTCTGATGTTACCAAGAAAGAGTTGATTGACTTCTTAGGTCAGATGAATAGTTCTCAGTTTAAGGATGTTGAACGATTTTTCTCAACAATGCCTAAGTTGACTCACGAACTGAAAGTTAAGAATCCAAAAACAAAAGTAGAAAGCACCGTAGTATTAGAAGGGTTATCAAGTTTTTTCGCGTAGCGATGTCCCATATGGACCTTGAGAACTATTTTAAGATTAACTTTGCCTTGGTTCAGTATCATAAATATTCATTATGGGAAGTAGAAAATTTGATGCCTTGGGAAAGAGATATCTATGTGGTTTTACTTCAGCAACATCTTGAAGAAGAAAAACTAAAGCAACAACAAAATGGATGATAAAATTCCAGAAGGACTAGAAGATCTATTAAAAGGAATCATCGAAGATGATGAGAAGATTCCAGAAGGTCTTGACGATCTTCTGGATAGTGTTAGAGGAGATTCAAAGTCTTCTGGTGGCGGTGGAGGTGGAGCACTTGCAACCATACCAAAAAAACCTGATGACCTAGTTGATGAAGAAATAGATTCTCAGATTCTTTCTATCTTAGGATTGGAAGATGTATTTGATTTGACATATGAGGAGTATGCTTCACTCTTAAAGGAAGCAGCAGTTAAAGGTAGAATGACAGACTCTCAGATGACTACTGAGAGCATTGAACTTATTACGAATGAATTTAAAAGAGTCAAAGGAAAGACTGGTAAATTTAAAGTAAAACCAAAGAAGGTTGATATCAATAAAGTATTAAATCGCAAACCAGGTGCGATTGTAAAAGTAGATAAAATTAAACCAGAAGATAAGGAATCGGAAGCGGCAGAAGATAAATCTGATTCTGATGAGTTTAAGAAAGATGTTAATGATGGAATCAATAAGATCTTAGGTTCTCTTATTACTATCAAAAGTGTTCTTGATAAGCAGAATGTAATTGAGAAAAACACTGCAAAGTCCGAAAGAAAAACTCAAGAGAAAGAAGAAAAAAGAAGAAGAGAAAATAAGTTAGAAAAGAAAAGAGGAGAAAAGAAAAAGAAAGATAAAGAAGTTCCAGAGGCAAAACCCATCGGTGGATTTTTTGATAACATTAAAAGATTCTTTACAAATATATTGATAGGTGGTGCATTATTAAAACTTGTCAATTGGATGCAAGACCCTGACAATAAGAAATCTATTGATAAGTTTAAAAACTTTATGGTAGATAATGCTCCACTAATTCTTGGCGGACTTCTTGCGATTGCTGCATTACCACTTGTTTCCACAATCTTAGGTTTTCTTGCACCGATTACTGCGATCGCAATTCCTGCTATTACTGCAGCATTTGCATTTCTTACTAGTCCTGTTGGATTAATTTCTTTGGCAACTCTTGCTGGTGTAGCAGTTGCTTATAAAGGTATCGAGTATGCTACTAATAAAGCAACCGAAAAGGCTGGGAAAATTTTATATGGGGAAGGAAATGTAGAAAAAGGAAGATTTATAACAAAACTTAGAGATCAGTATGGTCGTATTGCTCCAAAAGCAGAAAAAGAAAAAATGACTGGTGAAGAAAAAACAACCGCAGCATTTCTTAAAATATATGATGATGCTCTGGTAAAACGTCAAAAAATTAATGATGAATTGTATAGACTAAGAACAATGAGTGATGATATTAGAGTTATACCTAAGATTAAAGAGAAAGAAAAAGAACTAAAAGATCAAGATAAAGAACTTCGACAGATGGAAAGTCAAATATCCATAGGAGGAAAAACATTTTCAGAATTGAAAAAACAATTTGAAGAAAAAGGTGAGGCAGGACTTCCTCAAACTTCTTTAAGTAAAAGATTGTATCCAAGTCAACCAAAACCTCAACCAAAAACTCCAATAGTTCCTGGTAAAGAAACAGCAAATAAAGATGATGGAAGAGAATCCAGTTCAGAAACTGTTGCCGGATCTGCAAAAGTAGTTCCAGCTTCACATCCAGAAACTGGTTCTGGTTATACTGTTCAAGGACAAATAGATCAAAATGGTAGACCTGTCATATTTTCTAATCCTGCTGCACAGCAATTTGCAAAGGCAGTGGAAGATTCTGGAATGAATCTTGGTCAATATGTTGCAAGTTCTGGTCGTAGTGAAGCAAAAAATGCATCACTTAAAGGAGCAGATCCAAATTCTCATCATATGTATGGAGAAGCACTTGATATGAATGGTGCTGGATATGAATGGATGAAAGCAAATGGAAGTAAATATGGTTGGAGATATGTATATAATCATGGTCCAGGAAGTGCGCACTTTAAATATGTTGGACCAGGTGCTGGAAGCACTCCAAAACTTTCATCTCCAGGTTCTGCTCCAGCTCCACCATCAGCAAAAATAGCAAGAACACCAGTATCTGCTCCATCAATTTCTTCACCAACAGGAAGAAGTGGTATTGGAGGAATCGTTCCACTTCCAATGGGAGGTGGACAAAAAGTAAATACTTCTTCATCAGGAGCAGGTCAAACTAAACTTCCATTCTTTTCATCTGAAGATCCTAATAATATGACTATGATGGTCGTTAAAGGAATCTATAATGTGGTAGGATAAGATGTTACCATTACTCGCAGGCGCAGGAAAACTATTAGCATCAGCAGCAGAAAAGAAATCATCTTCTAAAAAAGATGTAGGAAATACTGCTAAAAAAATATCTAAGGATAAGTTTTTTAATAGAGAAGAATCACCTGAAAGAGATGAGATAGGTCCTAAAATGGCAAGACCTTCTATATCTCCTTCAAGACTTTTACCTCCCACAGAAATAAAAGAACCTCCAAAAAAAGTTAATCTTGGTGATAAAGACCAAGAGGAAGGTATAGGGAATACCTTTAATAAGATTGATGATACTTTGAAGAGTATTATAATTTCTTTGGATAAAGAAAATCAAGTTAAAAAGAAAGAGTCTGAAGAATCTAGAAGAAGAGCAGAGTTAGAAAATAAACAAAGGAGAGAAAATAAATTAGAAAGAGGTAGTAAGTCCAAAGGCATTTTAAAGAATTTAAAACTTCCAGGTGATGGATTTGGAATTGGAAAATTCTTTAAGAATATTCTTATAGGTGGTCTTATCCTTGCAATAATGAAAAATCTTCAAAGTATTATTGACTTCTTTAAGAAGACTTATGAGAAGGTTAAAGAAATTTTAGAAAAACTTGGAGAATTTTTAACTCCTATTTGGGATGGTCTAAAATGGATTGTTGGTGAGGGCGTTAAAATAATCGCAAAACTATTAGGAATACCTGCAGAAGATGTAGATGATAAAGATATACTTAAAAACCTTAATGAAATCTCCAAAAAAATACCAGGATTAAAGCAATTATTTGAGGGAATAAACAAGACTATTGCAAGTCTTAAATCAGGAACTTCAGCATCTCCAGAAGGATCTGCACCACCACCAACAACTGGTGGCACACAATCTGGAGATTTGTTTGAAATTATTGCTGGGGGAGAAGGTGGATATGAATCAATAAACAGAGGTAATGCTGGAGATAGTCCGGGAGGAGCAGCAGCATACTTTGGAAAAAACCTAACTGATATGACTGTTGGAGAAGTTATGTCATTGCAGGCACAAGAAAAAGTATTTGCTGTTGGAAAATATCAAATTATTCCAGATACTATGATTGGATTTGTTCGGAATATGAATATCAGTATGAATGATAAGTTTGATGCTACTACTCAAGAAAAGTTTAAAGACTATGTTGTAAACATAAAGAGACCTGAAGTTGGAAAATATATTAGGGGAGAAAGTGCAAATAGAGCAGAAGCAGCACAAGAACTTGCAAGAGAATTTGCTTCTGTTGGATTGTCTTATAGTGAAGATGGAAAGGTGAGAGGTCAATCTAGATATGCTGGGTCTGCTGGAAATCGTGCTTCTATAAGTCCAGAAGCAATTGAAGCAGCTTTAGATAGAGCAAGAAGTGGAGAATCTGTTTCTTCAGAATCTGCACAAATAATGACAGAAGGAACATATACCGTTTCTGGTGTAACATACTCTGCGAAAACAGGAAGACCGATAGAGACGCCGCCAGCAGCATCAACACCTGCACAAATACAAACATCAGTACAGGGTCCATCAGCAAGTTCAGTATCTGCTATTTCTGAAAGTGCAGACTATGAAATGCCAAGAGGAACTTCTGGAACAATGGTAATGCCCATACCAAGTTCTGGTGGTTCTCCCACCATGTCTGGTGGAGGTGGTGGAGGTGGTGGAGGAGTTGTTCCTGTGGGAGTTTCCAAAAAAGAATTATTAAATAGTTTATATCAGGCACAGTTAGTTGGGTTCTTATACAAACAAGGATAATGGCAAATAATACAAATACTAGATCTGGAAATATAAATCTATTTCAAATATTTTCTACGAAAGGAAATGGTTCTGTTGATATATCTGGAGGTGCCGTAGAAGTAAGATATTATGAGAGTGTTCTTTCAAATTCAATTTCATTAACAGCAACAGTTGTAGAAACTGGTTTATCCCTTACAGAATCTGAGGAGACAATTAATAAAGGTTTGCTTGATACTTTACCAATAAGAGGTGGAGAACAGGTACTTATTGAGATTGAAGATACCCAAGAAGAAAAAACTAAGTTAGTTTTTAAAGATGAGAGTTCCTTTTATGTAAATAGAGTTCGTGATATAGATCCAGGAACTCAACAGGATTTATATTATCTTGATCTTTGTACAAGAGAGTTTATTTCAAATGAACAATCAAGATGTGTGGTAAGATATAATGAAAAAATATCAGATAATATTGAGAAAATACTTAAAGATGAAAGAGGTCTTAATACTGAAAAGGAATTAGACATTGATGAAACTGCTATTGATTATAATTTCATTGGCAATTCAAGAAAACCATTTTATGTTTGCACTTGGTTAGCATCAAAATCTGTTCCAGCAAACGCAGGTAAACTTGGTGCAGCAGCTGGATACTTTTTTTATGAGACTTATGATGGATTTAAATTTAAATCTATTGATAATCTTTTTAGTCAAAAACCAGTTAAAAAATACATCTATACCAATACGGCAGACTTACCCGAAGAGTATGATAGTAAAATATTGTCATATCAAATTAAAAGAGATATTGACTTACAAAACAATCTTACATTAGGTACTTATTCGAATAGAAGTTTGTTCTTTGATTTTGTTGCAATGGACTATAAAGTCAGAGATTATAACGTAGATGAAAATCAAAGCGGAAAAATTGTTTCTGCAAGTGACAATGATATTAATTATGTTGCAGAAGAATTTAGAACTCCAATATCAAGATTGATGAATCACGTCTTAGATATTGGAGTTCTTCCTCGTGGAAATACTGCAGAAGATCAATTGAAAAATACCAAAGCAAGACTGGACAAACCAACTTATGATGCTCCAAATACAATGGTTCAGTCTATTATGAGATATAATCAACTCTTTACGATTAAGACTGAGATTATTATTGCTGGCGATTTTTCTCTTCGTGCTGGTGATTTAATTTACTGCGACTTCCCTGAACTTTCTACAGATAAAAAATCTAACACAAATAAAAATAAAGAAAGTGGCACTGGTGGCATATATATGATAGCGAGCTTATGTCATAGGATAACACCAAGAGAGACTTACACAAGTTTAACTCTTGTCCGTGATACATTTGGAAGAAAACCGTTTAACTAAAATGGAAAAGAAAACACTCCAACAACACATTAATGATGATATCGATGAACTTGATAATGTGGATTTAAATCCACAAAGACGTAGACATATTGTAAGTGAACTTGATCAGTTAGAACAGTATCAGGTGAATCATCCTGATACAGATCATGATCCAAACCCATTGGAACTTTTTTGTGATCTCAATCCAGATGAACCAGAATGTAAAGTATTTGATCTATAATGATAGAACAAGGATTTTTAAAGAAGCATTACCTTGGAAGAGATGGATTTATCTGGTGGATTGGTCAGATAGTAGATAGTGAAGTTTGGGAAACAAATCTATCCGGATATAGGACAGAAACTACTGACGATCAACGTGGATTTGATTATAGATACAAAGTTCGGATCATGGGGTATCATACCTCAAGTTACGAATTAAAGGATGAAGAATTGCCTTGGGCACCATGTATGCTTCCAGTTACTGCTGGTGGTGGAACAGGAGGTTCTGGACAGACTCCAAACCTTAGGCAAGGCAATTTTGTTTATGGTTTCTTTATAGATGGTGAAGATGCTCAGCAACCTGTTATTATGGGAGTGTTGGGTTACAATCAATACACTGCGATAACAAATGATACTTTAAAGGGAGAGTTTCCTTTTAAACCATTTGAAGGATACAAAAATAAAGAAACTGTTGCCAAGTATACATTAAAAGGAACAAAAGAAAAACCAAAAGCAGAACAAAAATCAACACCATCAAAAAACTTAAACGATAGTAAGGTTCAAGATACCACTGGATTGACTAATAGCACTAATACAGGTGCTGATATCCAACAAGAAAAAGAAGGAAAAAAAGAAAGGACAGTAGCAAAAACTTCTGCTTGTGAAAAACAACCTTTAAGTGATGTACAGTTACAGATAAAAAATCTTATTCTAGATTTAGAAGAAGCGAAAAAAAGTATATCTGATTGGAGAACTAAAGTTTCTACATCCATAGACAATGCTCAAAAATGGATTGATAAAAAAGTTCAGTATTGCGCACAAAAAATATCCGAAGGTATTCAATGGATAATTACTGAGATAGAAAAAAATACCATTAAAAAAGTTGAAGATGGATTAAAATTAACTTATTTTACTTTATTTCCAAACAGAAGAGCCCAGTTTAAAGAGTCAGTAGATGGTATTAGTGATACAATTGCATGTATATTTCGAAAAATAATTAAGGGATTATATTCATTAGTTTCTAAATTACTTGTAAACATTGTAGATAAGGTTGTTAATGTTCCCAGATGCTTTGCAGAAGAATTTTTATCTACTGTTCTTGGTGGAGTAATTGGTGAAGTTGTATCGGGAGTTAAAAATGCATTATCAGCAGTTTCTAGTGTAGTTGATGTAGCAGCAGGAATTGCTGATGATATTGTTGGATTTTTACAGGATTTATTTTCATTCTTAAGTTGTGATGATGAACCTGAATGTCCCAAAGTAGATACTTGGAGTCCTTGGGACGGTCCTTCACAATCAGAATCAATTAATTTGGGAAGATTAATTAGCGGAATTAAATCAAAAGTCAAAACTGGTGTAGATTCTGTGACTAATGTTGCAGAATCTGTTGCTTCTATACCAGGAAACATTGCCAATAGTGTAAACGGATTTGCACAAAATCCTCTTGGAGGAAACTGCGATGTTGGTCCTTTACTTTGCGGTCCTCCAACGGTAGAATTTTTTGGTGGTGGTGGAAGTGGTGCTGCTGGCAATGCTATTGTAGACTTTGCAGGAAGCGTTATTGGTGTAGATCTTACAAGTTCTGGTAGTGGTTATAGTGATCCTCCATTTGTAAAATTTGGAGATAGTTGTGGGAAAGGAAGTGGTGCTGTTGGGAGAGCAATTATTAGATTTAATCCAGATTCAAATGACAGATCAAATACTTCAGATGATGTTGGTGGTGAAAGTGAAAAAGATGGTTCTCTTTTAATAAGTGGTGGAGATGATACTAGTGGTTTTCAAAATGGTATAGTAGTTGACGTTGTAATAGAAGATCCTGGATATGGATACTTATATGTACCAGATGGATCTCAAGGTGGAGGTGGGAGAACATTTTCTAATTATTGCGAAACAATAGTCAGAAGAGCGGAAGGAACTTATGATGTACCTTATGTTTCTGGTGATGTGATAAAATTGAATGTGGGTGATTGGATTAAATTTCCAGATCAAGCACCTACAAAAATTACAACGGCCCAATCTTTGACTGCCCCAACATGTCCAGAAAAACCAGATCAACAAATCGCCAATCCAACAGACACAACAAATTCATATGCTGTAGATATAGTAATTGACGACTTTGAAATCATTGACTCTGGATATAATTATGATGTTGGAGACACCATAGAGATAGAAGGCAATCCTGGATTTGTTGGGGTAGTTGATTCAGTTACTTCTAATGGTGCAATCAAAGACATTTCTATAAACAATGCAGGATCTTCTGTAATATCTTATCCAGAAATTGTAGTGAATAGTGCTAATGGATTTAATGCAAAGATAGCACCTAGATATAAAATTACAAGATTAACTCCTGAGGAAATTGAAAGAAAGAGAACCCAAGGACAACAACTCATATCAGTAATAGATTGTGTAGGTAAATTCTAATGAGAAGAAGAGAAGACAGAACACCAATAAGATATGGAACTCATCATGGAGAAATAAAATTTGGACATATTCATAATGATGATGTCCAGTCTGGGGTGATGCTTCGTGCTGGTGTTGATGCTGGAAGACATTATATGTCAATGGATTCCACAGGATCTGCTACAAGAAAAGGTGGAACCATTAATAAGTGCCCAGGAACATATCAGGTTTTGTCTGGTGAGGATGTACCAAAAGATGTTCCTGGACTTTATTTTGAAGCAGAAAGTGGTGACGTTGTTATAAGAGCACCTAAGGGAAGAATTAGAATTGAAGCCATAAACATTGATATGCGTGCTTCTGGAACCGGAGGTTCAAATGGAGTTATTACAATTGATGCAAATGAAAAAATATTAGTAAAGGCACCAGCAATAGATATAGATAGTAAAGTATCAACAAAAATCTTTTCAGAAAAGACTGTTGAACTTATTGGAAGTGGAATACTTAACATTTATGGTGGACTAATTGATTGTGCAGATGGTGCAACTTCAATAAAAGGATCAAAGGGTGGTCCTTATGCAAACGAAACTAGACTTATTTAAATATGATTTTACCAAAATACGAACACTGGGATTTATTTTTCAGAGGAAAACTTGTAGGTTCAAATGAAATTGATCTTCCAGAAGACTGGGAAAAGCATGTTGATGTTAGATCAATAACAGTATCCATTACTCCTATTGGTGCAA